AACCGAATTCTACACGCAAGATTGCTTCAGCTTCATCAACATCCATTGCTTTAGCCGCGTTCATTGCGTCAAGTTCTAATTCAATCCAACCAACTTCGTTTTCAGCAACCGCTTCTGGCTTGTATTCTTCAATAACACCTTTTTCCATAAATGGATGGTAAAGCGATAATAGCTTTTGAAGTACCACGTTTTCTTTGGGTACATTCAACACACCGTTTCTAAATGCAATGCGACCTAATGTAGCGGGCCCTTCTTGCTCATCTACAAAACAAGAACGTTGGTTAGTTGCATATCTAATTTCACGCTGGTATCCTTTTTCTTCATCAAACCAAAGCAAAGGCTTTTTAGCCGAATGCACTGCTGGTAGCGTGAATACTAAAGGCTTTTTACGACCGGTTAATTCATATAAGCGGTCTTTGTATTCCCAGGTAGGTTTTTTTGGCAGTGGAGGGGTAACCTTTGTATTTTCAAATGATACTTGAGGTGCCTCTACTGTAGTTTCTTTTTTAACCGGAGCTGCTTTTGCTGCGGGTTTTTTAGCTGTTGCCATAATATAATAAGATTAAATAGATAAAAGAATAATGCCCCCGGCCGAAGCCGAGGACAATATTATAAACTTACTTCAATAATACGAAGTTGTTTGCAGCTTGTACACAAAGTGCACGCTCAGACAAGAAGTGTACATTCATCTCATCAACTGCGCTAGTGTAGTTACCACCAACTGAACCAGTTACCCAAGACTTCATGCGACGATCTTCAGCTTCGTTAGCACGGTAACGGATGTGCAAGAATGGACGAGAAATGTTCGTACCTAATTGCTCATCGTATACAGTAGAAGTACCAGCAGGAACAAGAACACCTTCGATATCGCCGATAGAACCGCGAGTAGTTGAGTCGTTCAAGTATTTCCAGTCAGTCTTGTAGAAGTCGTAAGAACCGCGACGGAATCCAGAGAATCCTAAGTTCAACGCCATATCTTCTTCGTTGTTGAATACACCGTAAGATGTACCACCAGCTCCGTAAGAGTTTTGAGCAGCAAGCATGTTGTCCATACCCAAAGAAGTTGAACGATCCAAGAACAACATGTTTTCTTCGATAGCTCCTTGCTTGTCAAGTTCAGCCAAGATTTCGTCAAATTGAGCGAGACCGTTAGCACCACCAAAGTCAGTAGAGTTGTAAACCAAACCACGAGACTCGATAGCTTCGAACATACCTTCAGAACCTGTAACACCTGTAGCGATAGTCGCTGCACCTGCTTTTTCAGTTTCAACCATGCTCATTTCCAAGTAGTCTTCAAAACGTAGACGAGCTTCGTGCTCAGACTTCAAGTACCATAAGTAACCGCCAGTACCAGCTTCAGTAGTAACTTCAACCCAACCAATCTGAGCTACGTCAGAACCGTTAACGTTGTACTTATCACGTAAGATGATAGGCTTGTTCTCGAAAGTCGTGAAAGAAGCGTCGAATGAGTTACCTACATCGCCTGATCCTTTTGCATACTCAGAACCGAATACAAAAATGTTTAATGTTCCATCTTGACCTTGAAGAGCAGCAGGCAAGTGAGCAAATGTTTCACCATATACTTTAATGTTTACAATCTGAGTAGACGTATCACCAGGACCACTTGTGTAAGTACCTAATCCGTCAACACGCGCTTTCGCTGTAACAGTACCGTTAGAGATAACCAAAGTTTGGCCTACATTTACAAGACCTTTGTAACTATCGCTAGTCGGTAATCTGTCAAGTGTAATAGTTTGCACTGCATTGTCTGCAGGTGTGTTTGAGTCAACACCGTCGTATGCGATGTGCAAACGGCCTTGTTCAGACCATACAACGCGGTCAGAAGCCATTGGCATTTCAGCGCCAACCATACGTAGGAATCCACCTACAGTACGCTTTCCGTAGCGCTCTACTTCCTTTTCGTAAACTTCAGGAAGAAATTGTTGTGTAAAGTCCATGTCAGCCACAGACAAGTAATTGTCCCCAAACAATCCTTTAACAGGACGTGGAGTAAGATGCTGTAGTGCAGCACCAGTGTTTGCTAAAGCCATTTTTTATTATTTTTAAATGGATTATTATTTCTTAAACTTAACCTTAAGCTTAGAAGTGCTTTGCCCACTGTCAACTGCGCGTATTTTCCACCCGTTAGATGCCGTTACTTCTTCATGAACCCCTCTCGGATTCATATTAACGTTCTTTGTGCGTGCCATACTATCCTTCACTGCATCGGCTTTGCCTTGCTCGTAGAAGTGTTGTGCAACTTGATCAGCATTCATAGCCGTGAACAGCGATTTATGATAACCCTTGGCGTCTTTCATTTCCCCCTTTTCATTCAAGAACTTCTTGATAAAGTTGTTAATGTCACCCTGAGTCTCTTTAACCTGACCAGTATCGTTAACTTTAAAGCGGTACTTCTTGTCTCCAACGTTATAATCGAAACCTTCGAATTTTTCGTTAAACACTTTCGCACTTTCTTGTTTAAACCTACTGGTTTGTCGTTCAGCAACTTTCGCAGCTTCTTCGCTCTCTTTATTATAACGGTTAAAAAACTCAACCGCTTTTTGTTGTTCCGGATTCAATTTTGAACCCATCTTAATTTCATCGTAGTACTTAGACTTTAAACCGTCTAAGTGGTTTTTTGCTTTTGCTAATGCCTCTTTACGCTCTAATTTCTTTAAACGTATTTCGCGCTCGTCATCAAGTTCTTCATCGTAAGAAAACTTATCGCTTAATAAAAAGTCGATGTCCTCTCTGTCGTAAGAAGTGTATACTGCTTCATAGTACTCGCGAAGCAATTGGTCTTCGTTTAACGATGCGTAATCTGTATTAAGGCGGACGTAGTCTTCTAAAGAACCGCCCGTTTCATTCATAAAGTCTACAACTTTTTGAATGTTTTCAGGTAGCTCTACACCTGTCACGGCTGATTCAGCAATTGCTTCCGCAACCTCTTCTTGTAACTCATCTGTTACTTCTTCAACCTCTTCTTCTGTAATTTCCTGTAATACAGGTTGTTGCTCTACTGGTTCTTCAACCGAGGCTTCTTCTCTGGCAGGTTCTTCAGCTGGCTGCTCGAGGTTTTCTGCTGGTACTTCTTCGCTAACTGCGGGTTCGTCGCGTACAGGAACCTCATCTGCGCTTTGCTCTTGAACGGCATTTTGTCGTAAGTCTAGTTTGATAGTTCCATCATCATCGACGGATGCTATCGGGTTAGTTTCTTCACTCATGATAAGATATTATAAAATTGTTATTACTATAATTACCTAGGTTCAAAGGTACCTAAGCCGAACCCACTCCCAAGTATATCGTTTCCAGAGGATTCGAAGTTTTTAGGTGGTGAGTCATTTTTTCTTTGATCGATCAACTCACTTTGCTGAGTTGCTTGTAATTTTGTTCTTTCGTCCTTGCGGTCTTCTTTCTGCTGCTCTTTTGATTTCTGGCCTTCAACCTCAACCCCTTTAAGCTGCATGTTGTATTGGAACTCCAAAGCCATAAGCTCTTTCTTAGCTTCAACTTCACTTTGCATTTTCTGTTGCTCAAGCTGCGCTTTCATTTGTTCAAGCTGTGCTTTTGTTTGGAACAGCGCCTGGTCTTTCTGCACTTCAGCCTGTGCTGCAACTTGTTGTGCCTGTGCGTTTGCTTGTGCCTGTGCTTGTATGTTTTCTTGCTGCATTTGTTGGTCACGCTCAAGTTTCTTCTTGCGGCGTAGCTTCAACAACTGGTTAGCTAACTTAAGGTTTTTAACCTCACGAATATCAATAGCATCCTCAAGGTCAATCAACCCTGCGGACAGTGCTGTTTGAATATTGTTTTCCAACATTCCTTTCTCTTCGTCATCTGGCGACAACTCTAGCATAATACCAAAGTCGTAAAGGTGCAATTCAGTAAGCTCGCTTAACGTAGCCACATTGAATCCACCAATCTTTTGTATAAACGCATCACGCGACGGGCTGTACTCTAGTATATCAGATATTCTAAGTGACAATCCTTCTGCTACGTCAGCTGTTAAGAACAACCCAGCATCCAGTATGTGGCGTGTAGCTGTGTTTGAATTTGCCGCTGCAAGTTTCTGTACGCCAACCAACGCTCTTGCATCAGGTGATGAACCATCACGAGCTTCATTAAGACCCGTAACGTCACGAATCATCTGCAAGTAATAGTTATACGTCTGGATTAAAGTTTGTAGCTTCTGACCGCCCGCACCCGTCTGTAACGGCTGAATAGGCACTTTACCAGGGTTCATATCACCCTCTTGTGTAAATGACCTACCAATAACAGAACCCGTTTGGAAGAACATGTTTAATGCTTCTTGCGGGTTGTAGTTTGTACCGTTACCTAAATCAATTTCAGCAAGACCATCAGCATCCATATAAACACCATCAGGCATCATCTTAGATAGTACTTGCTGCATCTTTAAGTGTGTAAGCTGAACCATATCAGCAAAGCCAGTACAACGACTTACAATAGACTCGATACGGCCTTTATACATTCTAGGCGCTACAATACTGTAATTCATTTTTACTTTATTGTAATCGCTCTTGGGGCGCATCATGTTCTCTGCAATACCCCATTCAAGCAGTATGCTTGTACCCAATACTATTGCACCTTCATAAAGTACTTCTAGTGAGCGCGATGCTTTAGCAAAACCTTCAGCATCGGCTGGCGGGTTAAACTGGTCGTCACGTAGTATTACTTTCTCAGCACCTGTAGCTGTTTCTTTAATCTTGTACACTTCATTCATGTACGTCTTGTAATTGAAGTACAGTATTTGAACGGTGTTTGAATCGTAGTAATTGTCGTTAATCTCGCTTCTATTCCAGCTACCCGTTAGGTTTTGTGATCCACTACCTTTAATTTCGTCTAAATCTTCTTGCGTTAGCGAAGGATACTGCTTCTTAAGTTCACTAATCGGTATGGTCTTTACTTCACCAACATAATAAATGTCTTCAAAGTATGGTGATTCCGTGTACGAATACACTAGGTTAGCCGGGTCAACGTAATCAACTAAAACACCTTCTGATTCAGAGAAAGTGTTTTTAACAGCACCTATACCAATGGTTGTTAAATCGTGGTATACACGTCTTTTAATTAAGTCGTACTTGTTGCCCTCTAGTAATGTGTTTATCGCAACCTCTTCAGCAATTTCAATACCTTGCTTGTAGCTGAGCTGCATATGTAACTCAAGCTCTTCTTTAGATTCCGGCAATGCCGCAGGATCGTTTTCGTATAAGTTAATACCAAATGCCTCAGCTGCATAGTCGTTGAGCTCTTTAGTTTGCATGTCTCTAATAATAGAGTCCATGTACTTTGTGCGCTTTTCAACACCGTACGGATCTTGAGAGTATGCCTTGATATCAAAAGACCGATCTGCAATACCGTTAACAACGATATCAACAAATTTAGAAAGTATTGGGACTGGCTTCCAATCGAGGTTAAGATAAGATAAATCACCATTTATGGATAGCTCGTCTTTATATTTCTGTATAGGCTGTTCACCGCGTGCGTATAATCGTAAACTGTGAAAGCTGTCTTGATTGCTTCTGAATCTTACGCTCCCTTGGTTGCCATCAAACCACTCGTTCTGAATAGCTCGACCTACCTGCAGGCCATAAGCAGGCGACATCTTTTCTTGGTCGCTAGCCACTTGGCTTGGGAAAAAGTTACTTGCAGCTGAGTTAGCCATATTGTTATTTTATTATTTTTGAAGTAAAACCGTCTTGGCTGTACCTAGCCACTTTAAGGTTTAATTTTGTTTTCTGTTGCTCTCCTACCGGCCTGTATAAATCTTTATGACATGCCATAATTGCGAGACCCGAGCTGATAGAAGCATCGTGCTTTGTACGATTGTTTATATCAAACTTAGACCAGTCATTAAGTGTATCGTTAAAATACATGGCGCCGTACTCGCCTTCACTAAGCATACCAACGTGTTCGTTAATATACATTTCAATTGCAGCAGCGTGTGCTTGCTTTATGTCTTGGCTAGAGTTCGGTATTCCACCTATCTCTTTTTCAGTTACGGAAAGCTTGTTCCATAATCTGTCAGGTCGGTTCATCGAATAACCTCTGTAGCCTCTGCGCTTAAAATGGTACAGTAACCTAGGTTTGTTATTCTCAGCAAGTAATGGCATTCCGTAAAAGACGCACGCCATTAGTACGTCTTCGAAAAATATCTCCGCTGTCTGAGGCCTAGCTATGTATTCTAAAAAGAACGTGCTAGGTGGTGCATTCTCCATGCTGAACTTTGTTAGTCCATGCAATGCGCCTTTAGAGCCTCTGCCGTCAGTCGTGCCTGAAATATCGTAACTATCACA